TTAAAGATTCTGCTATTCTTTCACAATCAAAATTCTTCACGAAGAAGGATATGATTCCAACAACTGTACCAGCAATCAATATTGCTTTGTCTGGTCGTCTTGATGGAGGACTTACTCCAGGTATCACAATGTGGGCTGGTCCATCGAAACACTTTAAAACTGCCTTCAGTTTGTTGATGGCAAAATCTTACATGGACAAATATCCAGATGCTGCATTGTTGTTCTATGATTCAGAGTTTGGAACACCACAGGCATACTTTGACTCTTTCGGTATTGATACTGATCGAGTTATTCATACTCCGCTTACCAATGTTGAACAATTGAAGTTTGACATCATGCAACAACTCGATGGTGTTGAGCGTGGTGATCACCTGATTGTTGTCATTGATTCAATTGGTAATCTTGCTTCAAAGAAAGAAGTAGAAGATGCTATGGAAGGTAAGTCTGTTGGCGATATGACTCGTGCAAAGCAGATGAAATCTTTATTCCGTATGGTAACACCGCACTTGAACTTAAAAGATATTCCATTGATTGTTGTCAATCATACTTACATGGAAATCGGTATGTTCCCCAAAGCAATCGTTGGTGGTGGAACTGGTTCATATTATTCAGCTGATAATATCTTTATCATTGGACGCCAGCAAGAAAAAGAAGGCACTGAGATCATCGGCTATAACTTCATTATTAACGTAGAGAAGAGTCGTTATGTTAGAGAAAAGTCTAAAATTCCTGTCACTGTTTATCATGATGGTGGCATTAGTCGTTGGTCTGGTCTATTGGATATTGCCTTGGAGTCTGGTCATGTTGTTAAACCATCCAATGGTTGGTATTCCAAAGTTGATGAAGATGGCGTTGTAGAAGATAAGAAGTTCCGTCTCAAAGATACTGATACAAAAGAATTCTGGATGCCAGTTTTAATGCAAAAGACTTTTGTTGAGTTTGTAAAGAGCAAGTATCAGGTTGGTTCAACAGAGATCCTTAAAGATGAGGATATCGAAGAAGAGTTGGCTGCAATCGATGACGCAGAGTAACCTACGATATGTAACTGTGCAAAGCAAGACTACTGGTCTTGACGCAATAAAGTTGCTTGAAGAACCATATTCAGGTATAATATTTACTTACGGTGGAGTTAGTTTTGATGTCGATGAAGCCAATGATCATCTCAAGATAAAGTTTGATTATGATATTTTGTATGATCCATTGGCATCACCAAATAATGAAAGAGGTGGTTTTGTTGAAGAAGATTTTCAACAATATATTGGTGACTTACTTCAAGAACTACTTCACCAAGAGATAGCAAAGAACAACGTAACTTATACAGGTGGCATAGACGATGAGAATAGAACAGGCGATATTATCGAATCTGATTCAGAATGAAGAGTATTGCCGTAAGGTAGTTCCGCATTTAAAGAAAGAGTATTTCTCAGACCGTAAAGAGGCAGCAATTGCCTCTTTGTTAATTACCTTCTTTGAGAAATATAATAAACCAGCATCACTTGAAGTTGTTGCCATTGAGATTGGTAACATGGTTGGTTTTACTGACAAAGAAGTTCCAGAGATGCAAGACTTTGCTAAAACTCTAACGAACTTTGAACCAAATGAAGAGTGGCTTGTAACAAATACTGAGAAGTTTTGTAAAGACAAAGCAGTGTATAACGCAATCCTGAAGTCAATCAAAATTATTGATGGTGCCGATAAGATTCATACTCAAGATGCCATCCCTTCAATCCTTTCTGAAGCACTCAGTGTTTGTTTTGACAATCATGTAGGTCATGATTATATTGAAGACGCACAATCTCGTTTCGAGTATTATCATAGAGTCGAAGAAAAGATTCCTTTTGACCTAGACATGTTTAATAAGATTACCAAAGGTGGTCTAAGTAAAAAGACTTTGAACATTGCATTGGCTGGTACTGGAGTTGGTAAATCTTTGTTTATGTGTCATGTATCAGCTGGTGTTTTGATGCAAGGTAAAAATGTATTATACATAACTATGGAGATGGCTGAAGAAAGGATCGCTGAACGTATTGACGCAAACCTACTCAACCTAACCATGGATGAATTAAAGGTAATTGATAAAGACATCTTTGATACACGTATCGAAAAGATTGCCAAGAAAACTCAGGGACACTTAGTTGTTAAAGAGTATCCAACTGCCTCTGCCCATGCAGGACATTTCCGTGCATTGTTGGAAGAGTTAAAGTTGAAGCGTGAGTTCATGCCAGATATTATCATGATTGATTATTTGAATATCTGTGCAAGTCAGAGATTGAAAATGGGAGCCAACGTAAACTCTTATACATATGTAAAGACAATTGCTGAAGAACTTCGTGGATTGGCTGTTGAATATAATGTTCCAATTATGTCAGCAACTCAAACTACTCGATCTGGTTTTACAAACTCAGATCCTGGACTTGAGGATACTTCAGAATCGTTTGGTTTGCCAGCCACAGCTGACTTTATGTTTGCTTTGGTAAGTAATGAAGAACTTGAACAGTTGAATCAAATTATTGTCAAACAATTAAAGAATCGTTATAATGATCCAAACTATTACAAGAGATTTGTAATTGGCATTGATCGTGCAAAGATGAAGTTGTATGACGTAGAAGTTTCTGCTCAAAATGGATTGGCTGATGTTGGGACTAAAGATGATGACAAACCATTATTCGATAAAAGTGACTTTGGCAAACGACTACATAGTAATGGTAGTGGACCATTTAATGGATTTAAGTTTTAGGAGAAAGATATGGCAAAGGTAATTGTAGCTGAAAACAAATACGATATGACTCATATGTTGGGTCAGTTCCCAACTGATAAAGATTATGACTTCTTAATTGAAGAAGATATTGATGTATACATGCCAGAGGTTCCTGGTCATCCAGAGATGACATACTCTGAAGAAAGAATTGTTCTTAAGTTTCGCAAAAACTATTTTAGTAAAGAACAACAAGATGCAGCATATGCTGGTCTGAGAGAAGCAGCAGTTGAAACTCAGAATCGTGGTATTGCAGCTGGACCACGTCAGGGTTCTTTGGGTAATCGTCAATGGGTAACTGAGTATGAGTATGAGATGCTTGATCAGTTCTTGAAACCAACAGAGAATCTATTTGGTGAAGATCCAATTGAAGAAGTGCGTAAGAAATACGCTGGCAAGAAAGATAATGCATCTAATCGTGCACGTGTTTGGTCAATCGAGCGTGTAAAGAAAGAGAACTTCAAATTTGAAGAGTGGGTTGATTCCATGAAGCAACTTCCACCAGATGAAGCCAAAGAGAAAGCAGAATACGTGGCAGAGAAACTAATCTGTATGACTACCTATGCTAACTCAGTAAACTCTGGTATCGCTGGTTGGTTCGATCGTTATCCACGCATTCCTTATGGACGTGCAACTTCTTATACTCGTGATCAGTTTGACAAATTCCAAATGTCATTCCCATTCCTTCAAAGTCTTGCCAAAGGTTTCAAAGACCTACTACCTTGGAGATATGAGAATCAGATGGCAGCTGCACGTAAGATTGATTCTGGTTTCTTGGTTCCAGAAACTCCCTTTACAACTATCACTGTAAATAAAACATTCCGTACTGCATGCCACTTTGACGCTGGTGATTTGAATACTGGTTTATCAAACCTACTTACTCTGTCAAACAATGGTAACTACTCTGGTTGTTATCTAGTTGCTCCAGAGTATCGTGTTGCAGTAAATGTAAGACCTGGAGATTTGCTTCTCATTAACAACCATGAGGTAATGCATGGTAATACTGAGATTGTTTGCCATGATGATATTGCTGAACGCATTTCTTTGGTTTGTTATTTCCGTGAGAAAATGCTTGAGTTGGGTTCAAAGAAATATGAAGATACTCGTTTTCAATTCGTTGAAGATCGTAGACTTAACAAAGAACACAAAGAACAACGTGCACTTTGGAATGGCGTAAGTCCAGGTATGTGGGAATCCGAAGAGTGGTTTGAATACCTACGTGAGAAGATGGGTGAAGATGAGCTGTATAAATATCATCCAGAAGCACAGAAATCCTCTTCACTTGAAGGATTCTTCTGATGTGTGCAGTAGTTGGTGCAGTCATAAAGAACTTCAACGAAGGTCATGCTGACTTACTAAAACGTGTATTCCTTGAATCTCGTATTCGAGGAATGCATGCTACTGGAATATCATATGTCAAAAATTATACAATTCATACTGAAAAGTTACCAGTACCTGCGAACGAATTTCCTTTCCGTTTTATGGACTATATCAATGAAGACGGAAATTTATATCTCGTGGGTCATTGTCGTTATTCCACTTCTGATCTTGAGTATAATCAGCCAATTAATAATGATACTATTTCGGTGGTTCACAATGGTGTAATTACTCAAGAACTTCCAGAGAATTGGAAATCAAAATATGGATACGAATGCGTAACAAAGAATGACACTGAACTAATCCTCAAGTCATTGGAAGATGCGCAATCACCACTGCAACATTGGGCTGATTCATCATTGGCTGTTTGTGAGTTGCATTTCTGTAAGAAGATTAGATTTTATCGCAATGGTAAACGTCCGATTTACTTTACTTTAATTGAAGGTGGAACTATAATTACTTCTACAGAGGACATTGCTGTTCGTGCTGGCTTAACTCAAACTGCTGAGGTTCCATACAATACATACCTTACAGTTGATGACAAGAACGTAATGATGGTGGAAAGAGTAAGTGTAAATAATAAAGACTTACAACAGGTAGACTATGAATAAGAAACAATACGAATCTAGTAAATTTACATATGGCATGGAGATAGAGTGGGGAGATGTTCCTCGCTCTTTTTCAATTCCAGAACATCTCGGCACATGGGAATATAGTGAGCGAGATATTATCAATCTAAGAGAGCCGTATCAATATGTTTGTGCGGATCCTTTAGGTGAATCTCCTCCAGTTGGGGGTGAGATTAATACCAAGCCAACTAAAACATGGCAGGAACAAGTCGATCGTTATTTCGAAATCCAGAAACTCTTTGAAGACAATGGCACACCACCAACAGTTTGCACAACTTGTCATACACACATACACTGCAGAGTTCCTGGACTTCGAGATGACATTGATGCTTTGAAGCGACTGACCAAATACATTAAAGAGAACCAGCATACTGCCATTGAACATGTCTATGGTTTCTTTGAACATAATGAGATGCGTGGTGCCAAAGGTGCTAAGATGTATCTTAAGTTTGATGGTGGTCGTCCGATTCCAGATTACATGACTGATAATATTATCAATCTGGCAACTGACTTTGATTCTTTTATTAAGATGCATGCTGCTGGTAAAGATGGTGTATCAATGGGTCGCCCATTCCGATTCGCCATTAACATGTATGCATTGAAACATATTGATACAGTTGAGTTCCGTTTGTTCCGTGGTTCACTGGAGCGTAATGAAATTGAATCTTGTTTTAGATTTGTTCAAGACTTTCTCCATGCTGCACTAAACGATGGACCAAGTGTTGCTGATCTAATTTCAGAAAACAATTATTCATTCCCTCCAATGATTTGGAGTTTACCGCAATTCATCGGCTGGGAGAAAACAAAACATCCAGAAGATCGTGGCGAGAAAGTAAGGACTTACGTTGAAGTTGTCTAAGTGTTCAAGAGATAAATTTATCTCAAGCATAGATCAAACAAATCCACTGGATAATTTTGCTCGCACGTTTGTTGCCAAAGCAGATATGCAAGAACAGTGGGATGAGTGTTGGGGTGCGTTTGATGATAGTGATAATTTAATGGCTG